CATGGATTTAAATCAAAATCATTAATGCAAATTATGAATAAAGCAACAGAAGCCGAATACCGCTTTGGAACAACAGGAACTCTCGATGGAACTCAAACACATGAGCTGGTCCTTCAAGGACTCTTTGGAAAAATATACAAAGTCACAACAACTAAAAAGCTACAGGATAACGATACGCTTGCTCAACTCAATATCAAACGAGTCATACTTGATTACTCAGAAGAAGTACGTAAGGACTTTGGTAAGCGAACGTATCAAGATGAAATTCAGTGGATTGTCGCAAACGATAAACGAAACAACTTTATAAGAAATTTGGCACTAGATCAGCAGGGTAACACACTCGTTCTATTTAACTTTGTCGAAAAACACGGAAAACCACTATTTGATTTAATAAATAGTAAAGTAGATAAAAATAGAAAAGTGTTCTTTGTATCAGGCCAAGTCGCAACATCTGACCGCGAAGCAATTCGTGGAATAGTAGAGAAACAGAAAAATGCTATCATCGTCGCATCTTTGGGTACTTTTAGTACTGGTATTAACATACGAAATTTACACAACATTATCTTCGCGTCTCCGTCGAAAAGCCAGATAAGAGTTTTACAGTCGATTGGACGAGGATTAAGAAAAAGCGATAATAACGAACCTACTACATTGTATGATATTATAGATAATTTAAGCTATGAAAATCTAAAAAACTTTGCGACTTTACATTCTGAAGAAAGACACAGAATATATGAAAGAGAAAAGTTCAACAATAAAACATATAGGATTGCGATATGACAAATACATTTAAGCAATTTAAACTGACAAATGATGATGAACTTATTTGTGAAGTTTTAGAGTGGGATAACGAAGAAAGTGCTTCTATCATTGTTAGATGTCCTTTGTTAATTATGCAAGGTGAAAATATGGAAAAGCACGTTAGATTTTACGCTTTCCGGCCATGGATGGGTTTATGCGATGATCCAGCAATATTGCACACAATTAACTCATCACACATTATTGGCGAAGTCAACCCTTCGAATGAACTACTGCAGCACTATGATAAAACTGTACAGCGGATGCTAGCACTATCAAAAGTAAAGAAAACTGATTTTAATTTCGATGAATTCCAAAATATGACCGACGAAGAAATTGAAGATTACGTAGAAGATAGAATAAACAGTGCACTCGAAGAAGAACCGATAACTGATTCAGAAGATACAGATGGTAATATTATTAAATTTAAGCCAAAGAGTGATACAATACATTAAGGCTCGAGATTTTATAGTATCCCCTCTTTCCAAACTATAGTTTATTATACCATAAAAAGTAGCAACTGTACACTACTATTTTTTAAAATCATAACAAAAATTACATGTTTACTTTTTAGCATTAAAGTGGTATAATAGTATCTACAATAATGAAAGGAAGTAGTAATGGCACGACAAAGACGCGCTAGCATTCACTACGTAAATAATGCTGATTTTTCACAAGCGGTTGTTGAATACGTTACTTTAGTGAATGATGCAAAAGTAAAAAACACAGAAATTCCTAAAGTACCAGATTATATTGCTCAATGTTTTCTACGAATATCTGAAGGATTGTCTCACAAAGCTAACTTCATTCGCTATACATATCGTGAAGAAATGGTAATGGATGCAGTTGAGAATTGCTTAAAGGCTATACTTAATTATGATATTCAGGCAGCTACGCGTACTGGTAAACCTAATGCATTTGCATACTTTACTCAGATCACGTGGTATGCTTTTTTAAGACGTATCGCAAAAGAGAAAAAACAACAAGAAATTAAAATGAAGTATTTGACTACTTCTGGAATAGAAAACTTTCTCACGACAGGAGAAGGAGATGATGCTAGTCAATATATTGTTGGTCATTTTGTAGATACTCTTCGAGATCGTATTGGTAGAGTAAAAACATTTGACAGTGAAGTAAAAGAATATGTAAAAAGTGAGAAGAAGAAAAAGCGAAGTGTTAACGCTGATTCAGATTTAACGGAGTTCATGCATGAGGAAACTTGAGACTAAGTATATAACAACCGTTATTCAAGACGGTGATGATTTGATTATGCCATTTCCCGATACATTGATGGAAAATATGGGATGGAAAGAAGGTGATGTTTTAGAGTGGACTATACATGACAATCATGCATCGATTCGAAAAGTTGAAGATTCCGAAAATATTATGAGAAAATTTGAAGGTCAAAATGAAACTAGCAGTACTAAATGACACGCATTGTGGTGTACGTAACTCTTCCGAGATCTTTCTCAACAACGCAGATGAATTTTATTCAAAAGTCTTTTTTCCTGAATGTGAAAAAAGAAAAGTTACGCAAATCCTACACCTCGGGGATTATTACGACCATCGCAAATTCGTAAATTTTAAAGCTTTAAGCCGCAATCGTAAAAGCTTTCTAAACGAAATCCGTAAACGTGGTATGTCCATGGATATTATTCCCGGAAATCACGATACGTTCTACAAGAATACGAATGATTTAAATAGTCTAAAAGAACTGCTCGGTCATTTCATGAACGAGATTAATATCGTCATGGAACCAACTGTCATGGAATACGGGTCACTACGCATGGCTCTTCTCCCTTGGATTTGTCATGACAATTATGAAAAGTCTATGCAATTTATCCGTGACTGTAGGGCTGATTGGCTAGGTGGCCATCTCGAGCTTAACGGATTTGAGCTAATGAGAGGTGTTGAATCACACGGTGGTATGGATGCCAAACTGTTTGAAAAGTTTGAGCTCGTACTCACTGGCCATTTCCATGCTGCATCACGTAGAGATAATATTTGGTACCTAGGTAGCCAAATGGAATTCTTTTGGTCTGATGCGCATGATCCTAAATACTTTCACATCATTGATACAGAAACTCGTGAAGTAGAAAAAATTCGTAATCCACACACTTTGTTTGAAAAAATAGTGTACAATGATGAAGAAATGGATTATAATAGCTATAAGACGTCACACCTAGCAAACAAATTTGTCAAGGTTGTCGTAGTAAATAAGTCTGATACTTTTACATTTGATCGTTTTATCGATCGCATACAAAATGAAGAAGTGCATGATTTGAAAATAGCAGAAAACTTTAACGAGTTTATTGGTTCAAACGTAGAAGATGAAGGCCTGCAAATTGATGATACTCCCAAGCTAATGGACGATTACATCGACGGTGTCGACACTGATCTAGATAAAGATCGAATAAAAACCCAGATGCGTGAACTTATGATACATGCACAGGCTCTTGAGATAGCATGATAATTTTTAAAAAAATCCGATATAAAAACTTCTTATCAACAGGCAATAGTTTTACAGAAATAGATTTACAACAAAGTAAGTCGACTCTTGTAGTTGGTCAGAATGGTGCTGGTAAATCAACAATGCTCGATGCAATATCATTTGGATTGTTTGGTAAGCCACACCGCAATATTACTAAGCCTCAACTCTTGAATTCAATTAACAACAAACAGTGCGTTGTTGAAGTAGAATTTTCGGTTGGGTCTGCACATTTCAAAATTGTACGAGGTATCAAGCCCGGCATCTTTGAGATCTGGAAAAATGGTGAGATGATTAATCAGTCATCTCATGCAAAAGAATATCAGCGTATTCTAGAAACAAACATTCTAAAGATTAACCATAAGTCATTCCATCAGGTTGTGGTACTTGGTTCGTCAAACTTTATCCCGTTCATGCAATTGAATCCACATAATCGTAGACTCGTAATTGAAGAGTTGCTCGATATTGGTGTATTCTCTAAGATGAATCAAATCTTGAAAGAAGAAATTAATGTCATTAAAGATTCCCTAAGAGAATTCTCCTACAACATAGACCTCACAAAGAATAAGGTAGACACTCAGAAAAAGTATATTGCTGATGTCTCTACTCTGACTGAGGAGAACAGGAGAAACTATGAACATAGGATACATGAATCGCAGAATAGTATCGATGAATTACAAGCTAAGAATAGTGAGCTTAGCTTGGGCCTCGAAGAATCTATACGAGTCGCCGAGGAAGGGTTGTCGGCTTTACATGATAAACGCCAGACCCTTATGCTCGGAGGTCAAGATCGGCAGACAAATCTCTCCAACGTCAGGAAGCGGATCAAGTTTTTCGAAGAGAATGAGGCGTGTCCCGTATGCGACCAAGCCATCTCAGACTCGCATAAACATGATATACTCGAGACCGCTAAGCAAGAAGCCAATGGTATTCAATCCGAATGCCGTAAGATCGGTGCGGAGGGGACCACGGTGGAGAAAGAGATTAGCGAGACCGGGGGCGTACTTCGAGCGCTTCGATCTAAAGTATCTGAACTCGGTGAGAACAACCAGCAGATCACTTCGCTCCAGAAACAAATCCAAGAATATCAGCTACATCTTGAAAAAGATATAGGAGCTGATCTGCAAAAGGCTAATACCGATTTAGCTGAAATTAAAGAGCAGCTCTCCGTCTTACAAGATAAAAAAATTAAAGCCAACGACGAATATACATATAAACTCGTCCTTGGCGAAATGCTTAAAGATACGGGAATTAAGACAAAAATCATTAAGCAATATCTACCTGTAATGAACCAGTTAATTAATCAGTACTTACAGGTTCTTGATTTCTATGTGCACTTTGATCTCGACGAAGAGTTTAACGAAACAATTCGTTCTCGACATAGAGATGAATTTACCTATGCTTCATTCAGTGAAGGTGAAAAGCAACGTATCGATCTTGCACTTCTGTTTACGTGGAGACAGATTGCTAAGATGAAAAATTCAGTTTCTACAAATCTTCTCGTTCTTGACGAAACATTTGACTCATCACTCGATGATGCTGGTGTAGAAAATCTACTTAAAATCTTATACACTCTTGACGATAGTACAAACGCATTTATCATTTCTCACAAGGGTGAGATTCTCGATGGAAAATTCCAGTCAAAGATTGAATTCAAAAAAGAAAAGAATTTCAGCAAAATTGCAGCTTAATGGTTTACAAATTGATCATACTGTGGTATAATAATCTAATAATGAAAAATGGAGTATATTATGGAACTAAGCGATAACGCTCTTTCAGTGTTAAAGAATTTTTCTGGCATCAACCAGAATATCCTTATTCGTTCTGGCAACACTATCAAAACAATCTCAGAAGCACGTAATGTTTTGGCTACTGCTGTAGTCGAAGAAAGCTTCACTCAAGATTTTGGCGTGTATGATCTCAGCGAATTTATCAACGTGCTTGGTCTCGTTGATAAACCGAATCTTCAGTTTGAAGATGAATACGTACGTATTTCTGATTCATCTGGCAGATCAAAAGTAAAGTACTTCTTCTCTTCTGAAGAAACACTTACTACACCTCAAAAAGACATCACTATGCCAAGTGCAGATGTTGCATTTACACTTGATAATGATACGTTCAATAAGTTAAAGCGTGCAGCTTCAGCTCTTGGACACAGTGAAGTCTCAATCTCTGGTGATAATGGAGTACTTAGTCTTTCTATTATCGACAGTCAGAATATGACATCAAATGCGTTCTCCATTGACGTCGATGGAACGTATCCGGATGGTGCCATGTTTAATTTTATCCTCAATATCGGTAATCTGAAAATGCTTCCGGGCGACTATGATGTTCAGATTTCATCGAAACTTATCTCGCAATTCAGTAATAAAGACATTAACGTTAAATACTGGATTGCACTTGAAAAATCATCAACTTTCGGAGTATGACATGTCAGATGAATCTTCAACACAAGATCAGCTAATGAATTTAGCTAACAAATCTTCACGCTCAACTGTTGCAGTTATCGATGCGATGACTCAACGTGGAGCATTTAAAGGTGAAGAGCTATCTACTATTGGTGGTCTTCGTGATCAGTGTATTCAAGTTATTCAACTTGTAGAAAATCTTGAACAAGAAGCTGCAATGGAATCTTAATAAATACGCTATGGTTAGTCGCATAATAGACTCGCGTCGGTCAACGGTTAGCCGACAACTTTTATTTTATTATGGAGTATGTGAATGTCTAATGAATTTTTGTGGGTCGAGAAATATCGTCCTCAGCAAATCGCCGATTGTATCTTATCAGATGAGTTAAAACAAACGTTTGAAAAGATTGTAGCGTCTGGTGATTTGCCTAATATGCTGTTCAGTGGTACAGCTGGCACCGGTAAAACAACTGTCGCCAAAGCTTTATGCAATCAATTGAACCTTGACTGGATTATAATCAACGGTTCAGAAGATGGCAATATTGATACCCTGCGTGGTAAGATTAAACAGTTTGCTTCCACCGTTTCATTACAAGGTGGTGTCAAGGTTGTAATCCTTGATGAGGCTGATTATCTTAATGCACAGTCAACGCAACCGGCTCTTCGCGGTTTCATCGAAGAATTCTCAAATAACTGCCGATTCATACTAACTTGTAATTTCAAGAATCGTATCATTGAACCATTACACTCTCGTTGCGGTGTATATGAATTCAACACGTCAAAGAAAAACACAGCTGTTCTTATGCAACAGATGTTTGAACGTGCATGTACGATCCTTGATGGTGAAGGAGTTAAATATGATAAAAAAGATCTATTGCCTATTGTCTCAAAACATGCGCCGGATTGGCGGAGAGTCCTCAATGAACTTCAAAGACGTTCTGTTTTGGGTTTTGATGCTAGTAGCACTGTTGATATGGGTGGATCCATTGCGGATCTAGTAAAAACACTTAAAGACAAAAACTTTAAGGAAATGCGTAAATGGGTTGTCAACAATATCGATACAGATGCATCAGCAATTTTTCGTGGCCTGTACGACACGATGACAGATAAAGTTAAACCGCAATCAATTCCACAATTAGTACTTATTTTAGCTGATTATCAATATAAGAATGCCTTTGTTGCTGATCATGAATTGAACGTTGTAGCATGTTTGACAGAAATCATGGCTAATGTGGAGTTTTTGTAATGAACCCCTTTGAATATCTTAACGCGATTAATCTCACTAAACACGATATCATGATTGATGATCTAGCCGAAAAGGGTTATAATGCGTTTATGGTTAATCGCGGTTTATCTTATTTCAATGACACAGTTGTCATAGCAAATGAGATGAATATCAATGCTCACCTCGATAAGCGTCTTCAATTCGATTTTCTTATAAATATGGTAAGGAAACGGAAAAGATTTTCTAAATGGGCTAAAGCTCAGGTTTCTGATGACGTTGAAGTAATTAAACAATACTATGGTTATAGCAATGAAAAAGCCCGCCAAGTGTCTAACCTTCTCACATCAGAACAAATCAATGAATTGAAAAAGAAGGTTTATAAAGGTGGAAGAAAATAAAATAATAGAGTGGACACCTGCCTCAATGCTTGAGGTTATACTAAACGAGCCAGATGACTTTTTAAAGGTTCGTGAAACATTAACGCGTATTGGTGTTGCATCTCGTAAAGAAAATAAATTATTTCAATCTTGTCATATCTTGCATAAACAAGGTAGATATTTTATCGTGCATTTTAAAGAATTATTTTTGCTTGATGGAAAAAAATCTAATCTTGAAGAAAACGATATTGCAAGACGTAACACAATTGCTCAACTCATGAGTGATTGGGGTTTAATTACAATCGATAATGGAGAGCAGGCTAAACCACTCGCCCCTCTACGTCAAATCAAAATTATTCCATATAAAGAAAAAACTAATTGGGAACTTTGCCCCAAATATAATATTGGTTCGACTAAGTAGCTATGTACTTTTGAAAAAAAAGTATTATATATAGATTAGAGATGCCGGTAGTCGGGTCTCATTTTAACCTTGCATAAGTCATGGAGGTACATATGACTGGAACATTCGCCTTTCCGCGAAACGCATTTCTTGGTTTCGACCACATCTTTGATCAGCTTGAAAACATTCATAAGCATTCAAAGGATACCTATCCACCACATAACGTAGTGAAAGAGGATGAACTAAAATATTCCTTAGAACTCGCTGTGGCTGGATTCAAACAAGAACATATTGATATTGAAGTAAAAGACCATGTCCTTTACATCAAAGGTGATCGTCCTCAGAGACGTGCACAAGATAAGTATGTTCATAAAGGTATTAGTGCACGAAATTGGAATAAGTCATTTAGACTGTCGGAATATACCGAAGTAACTGGAGCAGATCTGACGGACGGAATTTTGACTGTCAATTTAGAAGTCGTCCTTCC